AACAAAGCTGGATGAGAGGTTTTTCGACGCTATAAAAGTTCCTCCACGGCTATCCCCTAGCGAATGGATGCAGACCTACATTCATTTACCTACATCCATATCGGCAAAACCTGGACGCCTTAAGCTCAACAATATGTGGTCTACCCTGTTAAACTATGTGTGGACATCACCGGCTAACTTCTTCGCCATCCAATCATCAGCGCAAAACTCTAAATCAACGGCTTTGTTGGCGTCTATCCTATACAGCTTGTTTGCAAAAGATGTCCCGTCACTCATCGTAAGTCCAACTGACGAACTATCAAACGACCTCATCAACAGACGCTTAAAGCCAATTATTGAAGCCTCTCCAGAATTAAAGAAAAAGTATAATCGTGATAAAGGATTCAAGTCGCAGGACGAAGTATTTTCTCACAATGGCACATCAATCAAGACTGCTTCTGCCGGTTCTGTAACAAGTCTATCGTCTATTGCTGTATCTACAGCCATCGTAGACGAAATAGATAAGCCTGCATTTGGATATCGTGGCGCATCAGATGCGGGCAGCCTCGACCTTGTGAAAACCAGAGTAACCACATTCCTAAACGCTGGTGCCAAAGTCATCTACTCATCCACACCAACAACCGAAGATGGCTCTAACATTCACGCTATGGTACAGATGAGTACCAGACACGAATACAGAGTACCTTGCCCTCATTGCTCTAGTGACTTCGTACCACATGACGGGCTGCTAGATTGGAACAAGAAAGCAACTCTAGCTCAACTTGAAAGCGGCTCAGAGAAGGTCCACCTGAAATGCCCTCATTGTGAAAAGGGCATCTGTGAAAAGGACTTCCGGCAAGCCGCACAAAAGGGGGCTTGGTATATACCTGATGGACAGGAGGACCGTTCGCCAAACTTCCATTCGTTTGTGATGAATGGTGTACTGGCAGAGATGCAAACCTGGACCTATATAGTTACGGAATATATCAGAGGCAGTAAGAATCCATCGGCAATGCAACGTTGGTGCAACGAAATTTGCGGCAAGGTCTGGGCAGAAGCCAAGATTGAGTACAAGCCAGAAACTTTCAAAGAGTGTATCACGGAAATGCCAGAGGGTATCATACCGTCCGATGCAATCGCTATGTATTCTGCGACAGACGTAGGCTGGCACGACAAGGGCGAAGAGGGTAAGCAGATGTTCTTTTGGGCAACGACTCTAGCTGTGTGTAAGGACGGACGAATTCATGTGGCTGCCACTAGCAAGTTAGATGGCGAAGATGAACTAATGAAGTTCCTGAATACGGATTTCCAAACAGAAGACGGCAGGCGCTTTTTAGCATCCACAAAATGCCTAATGGATGCTGGAGACGGTAATGTGACTTTAAAAGTATACGATATATGTAATCGTAATCCTGGCATTAGTCCAGCGGACGGCAAATCAAAGATACTACCCATCGTATGGGCGTTAATAGACAGCCGCAGAACCTGGGGTAATCGTATCCAGCTAGCTCAGACGGTCAGGCAAGCCCATATTAACGGTGATACCTTCAAGTCGCAGTTTTGGTCAATGGTGAAAGCCAAGACCATCAGCTTTGCCAGCAACCATCATAAAGACACATTCATCCATTATTGTGGTGAGAAGCAGATTCTTAGTAGAGCGGCTAACGCTGGAAGCAAGTACAAATGGGTTCCTACGACGGAAGGCGCACCAAACCACCTTTTAGACGCTACGGTTTATGCTCTGGCACTCGTTCACGACGAAAAAGCCAATATTGCCGTAGAGGAATACCGTCTATTTGGCTCTGGTGAGGTGCAAGCCACAGAAGCACCCATTCAGGCACAGGAACCACAGCCGCCACAGCCAATCCCGCAAGTTCCTCAGATTTCAATGCCGAATAATCATGGTATGAACCCCTACGGAATTTTGCGTCCATTCTAGGCAACAAGTCTCATAAATACTAATATGGCAAGAAAATCATTAGACCAAATCCGCTGCGAACTGGAAACAATGTCTGTAGTAGAACAGTTGGAAGCCATTCAAAAAGAAATAGTTGCCCTATCACTCTATCACGGGTCAGTTACAAGCAACTCTGCTGATGGTGTATCCATCGCAAGAGACATTCAAAAGTTAATTGCGGTTCGTGATATGCTTAAGTCTATGATGGTGGATGGTGGTCGCTCTCTTATATGGCAAATGCAAATCCAGGTGGACCAATCATGAGTAAAAAGACACTACAAAAGAATTCTGAAACCGTAGAGCAGTTTTGGAAGTACCAAGCCAGCCTCTATGACCAAAACTATGGAATGAACATCTTTGCGTCTGATAGCAGTAGCGCAGATTCATCAATTAATGGTAGTTTATATGAGTTGCGCTTGCTCGCTGCCGAAGCGTACGCAAACAACAGCTTATTCCGCGCCATGGTGAACAACATTGTTGGACACGCAAAGTTGCATCAGTTCTCATTTTCAGTCGATACAGCTAACGACACGCTAAACGATGACACCGAAGAGCATATCAATAGATACGTCAAAAGTAAGATTAGTGATGCCTCCGGTAACATGAACTTCTATCAGCTTATGGACGTTGTTTTTCGTAATTGGCTCATCACAGGCGAAACATTCACTGGTCTAGTTTACAACGAAACAAGCAAGACATACAAGACGAGAGTTCGCGTTTTTGAAACTGAAAAGGTACGCACACCGGATTACAACACTGACAGAGACATTCGTGTAGGTTGCGAATTGGACTCATACGGAAATCTAAAGGCAATCTATTACGCAAACGCAGACGGCAAGTACAAGCGTATTAGCTGCTACTCACAAGACGAACAGGTAGTCTATCAAATTTGCAAGCGTGAGTATCCACGACAGACACATGGCATTCCTATCGTAGCATCAATCCATAAGGTACTCTACGATTGTGACATCTACCGTAAGTCTACCGTTCGCAGTATGGCAAACGCATCAGCCATTTCTATTCTTACTACACTGCAAAATCCAGCATTGGCAGAAGCAACATTACAGAAACAGGCAGAAGCTAAAGCAAAAGCGGCGGGAGTGGCACCACCAGTCACCAATAAGCCAATTATAGGAGTTCAACCAGGAGCATGGGTAAGCTTGGCTCCAGGTGAAGATATTGTTCAATTCAAGGTCGAAGCTCCTAGCAGCACCTACAAGGAATTCATAACAACGGTTTGCAGTCATATGTGTGGCTCAATTGGATTCAGCTATGAGTACCTATTCAGCAGCTTTGCAGATTCATCAAGTGCATCTGCCAAGCAAATGATTCAGCAATCACAGGACACACTCAGAGGCTTAATATCAATACTCGTTCAAGACTTTGTGGAACCTGTCATTAAGTCACTGATGAAGGAACTTGTAGCCGATGGCAAAGTAGACCTTGGTAATGTATCAATAGATGAGTATCTAGACAGCTTACATGTTGTTACGCCACCGTTGTCTGTACTGAGTTATTCACAGGACATAGATGCAGCAATCAAGGCGGTAGACGGCAAGATTCTTACCCGCCAAGACGCAGTTCGTAATATCTATGGTAAGGACTATCAGGCAGTATTTGAGCAGCTTAAGCGTGAGACTGAAGAGATGGCTGGTATTGAAACAGTCACTGAACCAACAAATCCTGTTGGCGCTCCACCGAATCCAGATGGCACTAGAGGTTAAACTATGAAAAAGACTATTAACTTGTCTGTAAAATCAGTAAACGACGCAGAGCGTACACTAGAGGCAGCCACCATCATCAGTGTTGGTATCGCTAAAGGACACACATACGAAGGTCTACCAGTACACGCGGACCAGCGGACATTGAATATGGTCGCAGATATAATCAATAATGCGGCTGAACAACCATACGTTAATCTTGATCATTCATCAGCAGTCGGATCAAAAATCGGCAGAATTCTTGACGCTCAGGTATTCGGTAATGTTGTCGTATCTTCATTGCAATTTCTTGAAGTCGCATTCACCGACGCACTTAATAAGATAGGCGCATACATTTTTGGAGTCGCAAAAGAGGATTCGGATTTAATTGGATGTAGTTTAGAAATGGAGACAGAATACGAAATTATAGACGACAGGGCATATTTGCGTCCAGTATCTGTATTGGGCGTTTCCGTGTGTAATGACCCAGCATTCCAAACAAAATTAGCTTTATTCAACAAACATAACATAAATACACTCAAGGAATCACATATGTCAGAGAAACTTAAGACGGAAGTAAAGCCCGAGGATAAGCCAGTCGCTGCTCCAGAAGCCGCTCCAGCCGCTCCAGAAGCCGCTCCAGCCGCTCCAGAAGCCGCTCCAGAAGCCGCTCCAGAAGCCGCTCCAGCCGCTCCAGAAGCCGCTCCAGAAGCCGCTCCAGCCGCTCCAGAAGCCGCTCCAGAAGCCGCTCCAACACCAGAAGAGAAGCCAGAAGAGGCGGACATGAAAGTAAAGGAATTGGCTGCTCAGGTTGAAACCATGGCACAGGGCATTGCTAAGATATTGGCATGGATCGAAGCCCAGACCTCAGTGAAGGCGGAAGCTGCTCCTGCTGCTCCAGAAGCCGCACCAGTCAAGGTAGAAGCTTCTGCCAAGCCCAATGTTAAACTCGTTCTTATGTCGGATATCTCCGAAACCAAACAAGAAGATAGCGAAGAAGATATCAAGAGAAATTGGAAACGCTATTTATCAGACCCAGCCAAGAGGGATAAGGTTTTAAAGTTTGTGGATAAACTCAAGTAAACCGCAATAAATAATAGATAACAGCCATTAAACAATCTACATAAAGGAAATACCACATGGCAAATGACTTCTCCAACCTCACCAAAGAGGCAATAATTTCACAAATGATCGTGAACGAGCTTGAAACTAAGCTTATTCCTATCTCGTTCGGCATGGACGCTTCAAACGAAGTGGCTTCTCACGGGGATTCGATCACACTCCACCTGTACAAAAATGTTACAGCCAACGCTATCCAGAATATCTCTGGCGGCGTAATCAACTACGCCAATACCAAGTCAGATGTCCAGCTTACTCCAGTAACTGTTACACTCGACCAGTATTCCTCAGAAGGCTTTGATATCCCTGAGTTGGTCATTGCTAAGAGTCCAGTCAAGGATGTTGTCAGCAAGTTCGCCAGCAAGAAGGTCAACGCTATGGCTAAGGAAATCTTAACAGCAGTAATGGCAAAGATTGACGCATCGTATACCACAACCGTATCCGCTGGTGCAGATTACAATTGGGCAGAACACATGAACAAGACCTTGGCTGCTGTCTACACAGCAGACCTTGACCCAGCCGAAGTCACCGTTGTACTTGACAACACACGCTTCGTACAGCTTGTTGCCTCGATTCCAACTCTCGCTGGTATTGATCGTACTGAAGTTCTTTCCAGTGGCGTTATTGAGCAGGTTGGCGGCACCAAGATCGTCCGTTCATCCGTCATGCCATCAGGCTGCAAGGGCTTCGCGTCGTCACGCAATGCACTCGCTACTGCCTTCCGCTCACTCCCAGCCCTTGCTGCTGGCATGAGCTACGGTCAGTCAGAGACTGCAAGTACAGAAAATGGTTTGACCATTCGCGTCCGTCGTTATCAGAATCCAGATACTGGCTTGCTCAGTGTTCGTTTCGACAACATCTGGGGTTCGGCTAAGTTCGATGTCAAGCAGCTTATCCGTATCGTCTAATAGTTAAAACGTAAAAACCATTTGCTCCTGGTTTTTGGTCCCTGATTCGCAATGAGTCAGGGACTTTTTTGTAACTAAATATATTCTCTTTGTCTGCCATTTGCCTAATAAATACCTACATAGAGGTAATTAATTATGGCATGCAGTTCAAAGACATACGATATCACAATTGAGAATGGAGCAAGTTTCAGCCGCACCCTAACATACAAGCGTAACGATGTGCCTGTAGATTTGTCACCACTTACCATATTTGGCGGCTGTCGTAGTGACTATGATGCCACTTCC